GCAGAGTTTCCGGCAGCGCATCATATTCCGCGGTTCGCTGCTGGATAAACATCAGGTAATCCACCCGTTGCAGGGCAGACAGCTCACTGAGCACGGCGGAATGATCGCCGTAGGTAAAGGTATCGGTTTTCAAAAACATGATTTTTTTCCCGCAAAGCCCCGGAGCCGGGGCAGGAATTAGAGAATTAAGAGGCAGTGACCGTGACCGGGGCCACGGCGACCAGACTGCCGTCAGTGCTGATCCCGACGACAGTCACGCTGCCCGCCTTCACCCCTTTGACTGTGGCCACGTTGTCCTTTTGCGTGACGGTGGCAGTCAGAGGATCCGAGGTGGCGATACGCAGGGATTTGTCCGTGGCATCATCCGGTTTGAGGGTAAAGGTCAGCGTGGTGGTGGCCCCGACCACGACCGATGCATTTAACGGCGCCACGGTCACCCCGGAGACGCTGACCACGGACGGCGTATCTTCTTCAGCAAGGAAGGGACGCCCGACACCACTGATTTTCACGGTGCGCGTCATCACTTCTTTGGCGGTAATGGTTTTACCGAGTGAACTCAGCCAGCCGCGAAAGATATCGACGGTGCCGTTGGGGTATTTGATGCGAAAGGCACGGACCTCGCCGGAGTCAAACAGCTCCACCAGCGTTTTCTGTCCGGTTTCGCCTGGTTTCCAGGCCAGTGTGGCCGTGGTGTCACCGACACTTTTCTGCCCCTGCGTGGTACTTTTCCAGTCAGCATCTTCATCATCAAGATAATCATCATCTTCCGCATCGGCAGTCATTTCACCCGGCAGCAGATCTTTAATACCCGCCAGGCGCAGCCAGTCATCATCGGCCAGCGGATTTTGAAACGCGTCTCCGCGCCCGGTATACAGCCAGAACGTGGTTCCGGCACCTTTGGTTTTTGCCAGTGGATTGGGTACTTTCATATCAGGTTCCTCTGTGGGTATAGGTGATCCGGTACGTGATTTCCGCCATACCCCACGTTGCCATTTCACTGTCCCGCTGGTAGTCATAACCCAGCGGCGTCATCGTATTGATCAGGTTTTCCAGGCCGCTGACCTCTTCCAGCGCGGGGAATATTTTCTCTTCCATCCACATATCAAGCTCCGCATCCGGTGCCTGTGCTTTCAGAAATACCGCCACATGGAGAACGGCCTGCCAGTCGTTTTCATCAAGCATCTGCCCGGCGAACTGCGCATCGGTCAGCCAGACAGCCAGCGCGGGAAGCTCTTCGGGTTCAATAAAGACCGGCAAACCGTCGTGCAGCATGGCGGACGATCCGGACAGGGATTCAAGTTTCGCCAGCACGGCGTGGCGAATCCGGGTGTGTTTGTTCATCGGGTCAGATACAGCCTCAGTTGTTGTTTCAGCGCATACGCCAGTTGTTTAGGCATCTCCTGCTCCAGCATGCGTTTTTTCTCTGTTTCAAACGCCTGCGTCAGCGGGGTGACCAGCGGGATTTTGACGACATCAATCGGGTAGCGGTTTTTGCCGTTCACGCGGCGCATAACATGCCAGCGACCGTTCGCCAGTTGCTGAATAAAGGCATCCCGGAACAGATACGGGCCGATTTTCAGCACGCTGCCACGGCGCAGGAGTTTTCCGCCGCGCCGGGACAGCCTGACCTGGGCAGTACCGAGTTTGATGGCGGGCAGGTTGCCGCGGTTAACACGGATGCGGGCATAGTTTTTCCCCGTTGCGCTCGTTTTCCAGAGCCTGACGCGCTGTTTCACCAGCCGAAAAGGGATCCCTTTTTTCTGGTTGTCGCCTGCCACAGCCTCTTTCGCCACACGGTGCGTGGCGGCGGATACCGCCGAGGCCGCCACGCGGTTGACTGCCCAGGCGCTCGCCTGCGGCACCATTCGCCGGTCCAGACTGTTCAGGTTACGAATGGCATTCTCCAGCCCCTTCAGAGACATGATTTACTCCAGTGAAATCTGGTACTTTCCGTTGACGCGCTGCCAGCGGGTGACGGTAAAATCCTGTCCCCGCCAGAGCACGATCTGCTTTCTGGCGGGCCTGTACTGCGGGCTGAACACAATCAGGTGTGTCCCCTCCCCGGAAAGCGCACCCAGTTCCGCCAGAAACGTGGCCTCCGCAGCGACATACTCCGCCCCGTCAATCAGGACAGGCCGCCCGAAACGGGCAGCCGTAACTTCATCCATGCGGGAACTCAGTCGGTCGAATGGGTTAGCCATTGAGCCGCACCGGTACAACTTCGACCCCGTTTGCAGCAGCAGACCAGGTGACGCCAACCAGAGGAAGATCGCCCGTACCGTCAAGCTGAACCTTTCCGCCCTTCAGATACACTTTTTTTCCCGCTGCCATCACGTCGGTAGCAAGTTTTGGCACCAGGAAAACGCCGTGAGCGATGCCGTCTCCGGTAGCTCCTGCCGCAATATCGGTGACAGCGACGGTGAACACATCGCCGACCTGCACCAGTTCGCCACTCTTTACCGCAGCGGTTGCCGTAATGGCGAGCGTGGCGCCCGCCTGTACAAAATTCTTTGCCATAATAATTTTCTCCAGTCCGGCCACGGAGGACCGGATTTCAGGCGTAAAAAAAGCCCTGATGGGCCATTCGGATGGTTGTTTTTGGTAGTTACGCGGAACACTTCACCAGACCGCGGTGATCGACCGGGGCCACCCCGGCATCGATACGCACTTTGGTAGTCACGCCGTCGACGCTGAAACCGTCCTGCTGATCGATATACGGGATATCAACGCCATTGAGATAGGCCACTTCAATCGTGTCTGTGCCTTTGGCAGCAGCCAGATAAAAAGTGGACTGGCTGTTATCGTCCAGGCGCGGCTCGGCGATGACGGTCGCAAAATCTTTCACCGGGTTAATAATGCCGGCATTAATATCCGCGCCTTTTACGCTCGTAGATTTGATCACCTGGTTAGTGACGGACTCCAGCGCCGTCGGAACCAGCACGAACGCCGGGCGAATATTCAGGTGGCGCTCACCTTCTTTCTGGGTGCGCATCAATTGGCGGGCTTTATCCAGCGATGCCACATCCATCAGCGCCCCTTCCAGCACGTTCGCATGCTTCGTCTTGTCGAACAGGTTCACGTTGTCCGTGGACATTTTCGGGTTGGCGGTCAGGATGGCATAAACCAGATCGGCAATGGTGGACTTCGCCGCCCGCCCCAGCTTCATCGGGACATCGGTCAGCATGTTCAGGTCGTCGTTAATGATAGCCTGACGGGTGATACTGAACAGTTCTCCGTAGGTTGCCAGGGCAATGGTGGCCTGTTTGTCGCCGGTGGTGACATACTTATATTCCGCTCCCTCGCGCACCTGACGCAGGGCATTAAAGCCCCCCATACCCACACGGTGTGCCGTTTTGAAGTCAGAAAGCTGGCCCTTGCGGGTCCATAGCTCGTAGGTTTCCGGAGCTTCCTCCCAGCCCTGCAGAATGGCCTTGTTCGCCACATCCAGCAGAATGTTGCCAAAATCTGAGGTGCTGTGCGTGAACGCCATCCCGACCATCTGCATCGGGTTCAGCGTCGAGACCCCCACGCCCCGTTCGGTCAGTGACATACGGGCCAGCTCGCGCATGGTCATGGCGTTATAGGGATTATCCGCCTGGCTGCTTTCAAACCCCGCCCGCGCCATCAGGGAAGCGCGGATGCCGTCCCCGGCAAAGTTACCGTTGCCCGCATAGATATGGGAAAGCATCGGATTTTGTGTGTTCTGCGTACCGCCCAGCGTATTGGTGGGGGTCACTCCCCGGCCCAGCGCCTCCAGCAGTTTGTCTTTGGCCGCGTCCACATTGCAGTCCACATCCGCAATGCACTGCGCCATCAGCTCACCGTGGCGGTTGCCGAACATACCAAACACATTCTGGATCCCGCTGATACGCTGGCGCTGCTCTTCCTGAAAACGGGCGCGCAGGGTGATTTCATTCGTCTCCTGCGTGGTGGTAACAGGCGGGGTTGACAGTGTGATGGCCGCTACCGGCGGCGTGGTCACGATGGCCTGCGGCTCCGGCTGAGTCAGTGTCCCGGCGTTACCCTGGGGGGCAATAATCATGTTTTTAATGTTCTGTGGCATATGTTCAAATTCCTCAAGTCGTTTTGAATGCAGCTGAGCCATTGCCCGGACGGGCTGAATAACTTTGTCGGCAAAGCCTTCCCGGACACACTCGGCCCCACTCATCCAGGTCTCACTGGCGAGCAACGCGGCGATATCGTCCGGTGATTTCCCCGTTTTTTCGGCGTAAATCGGGATGATGACGCTTTCCATCTTGTCGAGTAGATCGGCATAGTCACGAATATCAGAGGATTCACCGCCGGCAATACCGCGTGGGCGGTGGATCATCATCATCGCGTTTTCAGGCATGATGACGGGGTCGCCCACCATTGCGATAACTGACGCCATCGAACAGGCCACACCGTCCACATACACCACTTTTCTGGCCGGGTGATTTTTCAGAAGGTTGTAGATGGCCAGCCCGTCGAAAATACTGCCGCCAGGCGAATGGATGTGCAGGTTGATCTGCGTGATACCCCCCAGGGCCACCAGCTCTTCGGCAAACCAGTGCGCCGAAATCCCCCAGCCGCCAATTTCATCGTAAATACTGATATCGGCAGCGTTATCCGCCGCTGCGCGGATGGTATACCAGGATTCAGCGCCGCTTTCGCTCTTCCCGCGCGCGGCTGCCATCGCCCTGGGTGGACTTTTCAGGGTCCTTTTTTCCCTCTTTAACATCGGATTGCTCTCCGGTTTCATGCGCCGGATCGGTATCAAACACCAGCCCCAGCTTACGGTTTTCATCAATTTCCGCCTTACGGCGACGTTTCACTTCTGCAGGTGCGCCCCCTCTGGCTCTCACCCAGTCACTTTCTGTTGCGGCCCCGCCACGGATCAGCACCCGCCAGGCGTTTGCCTCTTTCACCGGATCAATCCACGGCATGACCGGCCCGGAATACACCGCATTAAACAGCGAGGACAAATCCGTGCCGGCAGGCACTTCAATGGCACCGGAAGCCACCGCGGCGGCCAGCCAGCGCCGGTAGAGAGGACGGGTGAAGGCAGCAATAAAGCTGTCCTGGAGGATGCTGTACCCCTCCTGCGCCTCCACCAGCTCCTGCCGCTGGGCACTGTAGGTGCCGTCATAATTTCTGGCGATGGAAGAGAAG